TACACAATGGCAAAGAAACTATTGTTGACTTCAAACAAAGTAATCGTCCGAAGAAAGAAGAATGGATCGAAGATTATTACTTACAGATTGCCATGTACGCCATGGCACATGACTACGTTTACGGCAGTAAGATCGAACAAGGAGTTATCATGGTCTGCACGCCTGACTTATATTATCAAGAATTCAAAACAGAAGGAGCAAGCCTTCGAGCCTGGAAACACAAGGCACTGAAACGAATTGACATGTACAATGAGTTAATACATGATGAGAAAGAAAGAACAACACCAATGAACCCGGAGGATTTTTTTAATGGCGCGTAAAAAACTAGAATTACATGGCTATTACTTTGATGGTAAACAAATGTATACTATGTACATTGACAAAGATGGCAAAATTGTGATGAAAAAGGAGAAACTATGAATGACAAACTTAGAAAGGTTCTAAACTACAGATACAATGCAGAAATACAAGATGCGTTGTATAAAATACAATGTTTTAGTGAGCAAGAGCTAGTAATACCTGAACACCCTGATATTACAGCAGAAGTTGACAAACTATTACAGAAAATTGCTGAAGCTGAAGATAAAATGGCAGTAATGGAGCTACATTATGGCGAAAAAGAGGCAGATAGGACAGTACTATAGCCAATGTATATGTATGGGAAAAAAAATAAAAAAAAAATAAAAAACTACTCTAGAAATAATGT